TCATATCTAAAAATATGATAGAGGTACTTGATTATCACACATCAAGAACCTATAGAAAGAATGGCAAGCGTGTAAAAAAGAAAAGCATCACACCAGAAGCACAGAAAAAGCAAAATGAAAAACAAGCGGAAGCAATGCTACGTATGCTGATTGATAATAACTTCACTACAAATGATTGTTACATCACACTCACATATAAAGAACAGCCTGCTACATGGGAAGATGCAAAGAAAGATATTCAGAATTTTATAAGACGGCTTAAACGTAGATATAAAATTCTGAATAAAGAATTGAAATACATTTACATAGCGGAGGGAAAAACAAGAATACATTTCCACATGATCATCAACAATGCAGAACTATATTCGGATGAACTGAATGAACTTTGGCCACATGGCATGCATAAGTTGATGTTGTATCAAGGAAGAGCAGAAGATGCAGTGAGATTAGCAAGCTACTTTGTAAAAGAAAAAAGAAGTGCATGCTATTCAGACAAAGAAGATGCATTTAAGCGCAGGTGGAATAGTAGCAAAAACTTAGAAAAGCCAAAAGTAAAAACAGAAATATTGAAGCCGAGCGAATGGAGAGATTACATCCAACCGCCAAAAGGCTATTACGTGGAAACAGATAGTGTAGTTGAAGCTGTATCTGATGAAGGTTATCCTTACAGATTTTACAGACTAATAAGAATTGAGGAGGTAAAACATGGCACTACTAGGAATAGGCATTGTGATAGGAGCAATGCTAGGAGTATCAATAATGGCATTATGCGTAATTAGTAAAGAATGTGAGAAATGGGAGGATGAAGTAAATGATAAACGTAAATGAAGTATTTTTGAGCGGTAACGTAGTAGCAGATGCAGAACTACGATACACAAAAACAGGGAAGCCAGTACTCACATTTAGAATGGCAACCAACAAATATGTGAATGAGCAACAAAGTACACAATATCACAACATTGTATGCTGGGTTGATGCGGAAAAATACAGTGGATTAAAAAAAGGTGATTTTGTATCAGTAAATGGTGAACTAAGAACTAGATCATATGAAAAAGACGGAGGGAAAAGATACATTACAGAGATTGTGGCCAAAGTCCTTACATATGGGTTGAAAGAAAATGAAAGTGCACCAAGCAATTTTGAAAATGGGTTTGTAGACGATGATGAACCTATTCCATTCTAGGAGGAAATAAATGCGAAGAGGTAGACCAAGAAAGATATGTAGCCACTCATTTGGACCAGCAAAAAGCGGTGCACTATGGGTAAAAGCATCATGCCCCAAAGGGAAAACATCAATTAAAGTATTCAAAGGCAAAACAGCAGGCACTTTACATTGGCTGAAAAAAGAAGAATGTGAAGATTGCCCTGCATATAGTCCTACAAAGATTTATGCAAAATAGGAGGGCAACATGCAAAACACAAGCATGGCAGGTGTTCCGATGAATTGCATAAATTGGTTGGCACTAGGTGCGGTAGTGTACGGTGCAATGGATAAACGAAATGCATTAAAAGTATTGGGATTAAAGGAACAAATAAATGCAGATGTGTTACAGCCATTGATTGACAGAGGACTAAGCCAAAGAAAAATAGCAGAAGAATTAGAAGTAAGTCAAAGCTTAATTAGAAATATTTGTAAAAAATTAGGAATTAAAACAAAACGAGGTAGAAAACAATGAAAAAAGTAATGTTAGCAGTAATGGTATTAAGCGCAGTAGTTAATGGTGCATATGCAAATGGAACAAATAATTTAGTAGGTGGTACAGATAATGTGGCAACAGCAAATAGTGCTGCAGTATTTGGATATAAAAACACTGTAAATTCTAACAATGCAATTGCATTTGGTGAAAACAACACAGTAAATGGAACAAATTCATTTGTTGGGGGCAATAATTCAAAAGCAGAAGGAAGAAATACATTTGCATTTGGTAGTCATGCAGAAGCATTGACTGAATACACATATGCAATTGGTAGCCAAGCAAGAACATCAGCATATGACACTATTGCAATTGGCAATGGCGCATATGTAAGTGGTGTATCTAGCGTTGCAATTGGGCGCACAAACAATATCACTGGTGAAAATACAGTGGTTGTAGGTGCTAATAACAAAGACATTAAAGGAAATCAATCAACTGTGATTGGTTACAACAACAAAATGGCTGGTGATATGGAACAAACGATCATTGGCGCCAATTCTGAAACAGCAGGACAGGGCGCAATGGCCATTGGAACACATACAAAGGTTACTGCAATTGATGCGGTAGGCATTGGCAATAATATTGTGGCGGATAAGCCAAATAGCGTTGCACTAGGAACAAATAGTGTAACAGACAATGCAGTTAATCAACTACAGGCAATGGTAAACAATACAACATATGTATTTGCAGGTACAGATGCAACATCAGTAGTAAGCGTAGGCAGTAAACAGCGTGCAGGCTTTGGCGGAGTAAAAAACTATGTTCGCCAAGTACAGAATGTTGCAGCAGGCAGAGTGGATGCATCTTCCACTGATGCAGTAAATGGTTCACAGCTACATGCTGCATATGATGCTATTAATACAATGGGTGAAGATATTGATAAAGCACTAGATGCCCAACAACAATTCAATACTGCAGTACATAACACACTAGCAAATCATAAGGATGCAATTAAAAATAACACACAACGTATTGCACAACATGATGCGGACATTGCAAATAATAAAAATGCTATCAAGGCTAATGATCGTGTATTGAAAAATCATGAAGAGCGCATTGATAAGCTAGAACATCAAGCAAGCAATACATTAACAAATTTAAAAGCAGACATTAAGCAATTGGACGGACGAATTAATAAAGTGGGTGCAAGTGCAGCTGCATTAGCTGGACTACATCCAATGGAATTTAACAAAGATGATAAATTTAGCACATCTGTAGCATATGGCCACTATAAAAATGCCAATGCGGTGGCATTAGGTGCATACTACAGACCAAATGAAAAAGTATTGCTTGGCATTGCAGGTACATTTGGCAGTGAAAACATGTACAACGTAAGCGCATCTTTCAAATTTGGTAAACATAGTGAATATGAACCACAAGCTAAACGTGACGGAGAAATTGAAGCTATGAAAGCACAAATTGCAGAATTAACAGCAAGACTTGATGCGGTAAGCAAATAAAATAGGTGGGCGGTATATCCGCCCTTACATAAAACTAGGGGGCGAAGTTATGAACCATGTAACAACACTATTTAACAGTAATGAGTTTGGGGAACTAAGAACTATCATTATTGAAAATGAAGTGTACTTTGTGGCCAAGAGCGTAGCAACTGCACTTGGATATAAAGATACTGCAGATGCAATCAGAAAACATATTGATGAAGAAGATAAGCTGCGTTGGCAAATTGCCGACACAGGTCAGAAGAGGGAAACATATCTGATCAATGAGTCTGGACTATATTCCTTGATATTGAAATCAAAGATGCCAAGCGCTAAGAAATTTAAACGGTGGGTAACTAGCGAAGTACTTCCACAAATTAGAAAAACAGGTAGCTATGGATTACATATTCCAAAGACACTACCAGAAGCATTGCGACTATACGCAGATGAAGTAGAAGCACATAACCAATCAAAGGCTATTATTGAGCAACAGAAACAACAAATAGCGGAATATGAGCCAAAGGTTGATTATGTAGACAAAATTCTAAGCAGTACAAATGCAATGACAGTAACACAGATTGCTGCAGATTATGGATTAAGTGCGATTGCTTTAAACAAGATACTACATGATGCACATATTCAACGTAGCGTAAATGGGCAATGGATTTTGTATAGTGATTTAATGCGTAAGGGTTATACAAAAACCAAAACACACACATATATGACTACAGACGGAAGATTGGAGTGCAAAGCATCTACACGTGGGACACAAAAGGGAAGATTGATGATACACGAGTTGTTAAAGAAGTTGGGCATCAATGCAGTGTGTGAGGAGGTAGCATGAAGCCATTAGTATATAAAGGCCTACGAAAGAACGTGAATAGGTCAGAATGGGTAAGTAGTGATGAAATAAAACAAAGCTACTCACAAATAAGACTATTAGCAGTAGAAAATGATACCTATGCATGGGTACCAATTGAGGACGGAACACTATGTAGAGGAAGTGAAGCAAAAGACAATACAGGGCAAAGAATATACGAAAAGGACCATATAGAGTTTGATTGTAAATCAATACAAGATACACCAATGGTAGGGGAAGTATATTACAGCGTGGATAAATACCAATGGAGATGCAAGGCAATCAACCAGCAGGACACAACACAACATGATGCGGTGTTAGATTTTGACTTAGCATTTGTATTGAATAATGGGAAAGTAAAAGTAATAGGCAATAAATTAGAGGGATATGAGCATGAATGATAGATTTAGAAACCTAATAAAAGCACATGATCATATTGTAAAAGGACGGTCAAAGGAAGTTAGAAAAGTGTTCATCCCACATTGGGGTTATGTATTTGTATCATCTGATGCATTGATAAAAGCAAGAATACGAAGAGATACATTAAAGGGGAACAAAGTATTTAATCAATGGGCAAGGAGTTATTATGAAACCACCATGCAGGGAGTGCCAATTTAGAGAAGTAGGGTGCCACAGTAAATGTGAAAGCTACATTCAATGGAGAGCGCAGCTAGATAAATATAACGAGCAAAAGAACATACAGAATGATGCGAGCAAATACGTTAGAGATAATGTAAGCACCATTAGACACAGGATGAGAAAGCTAAAAGGATATAGCTGTACTGTGAGGGATTAAAAAATGAAATTAGATTTATGGGTAAAGCTAAATATAACAATGGTTGATGATAGCAAAGTAAGTGGCTGGGCAAAGATGAATGGAAAGCATGGGTTAGCTATGTACAATAAACCATTTAAAACATTAAAGCCAATTGTTAATGATCACATAGATAAAATGAATTGGCTGGCTATTTGTAATAGGTGGGGTGAAACAAATCAAATCATAGAAGTAAACACAAGTAAGATAAAGAAGTATGTCATCAAAGAGTGTGTACAACCATATGATACAGAAGAAGAATATTATGCAATTAAAGAATGGTATAGAAACTATATGAGGGGAAGAACATTCTTAGAAAATAATGGATAATAAAAATATTTTAGATGCATGTTGTGGTTCAAGAATGTTCTGGTTTAACAAAGAAAATGAAAATACTGTTTACATGGATAATAGGACGGAAGAAACAATCCTTTGTGACGGTAGGAAATTAATTGTTAAGCCAGATATAATGGCAGATTTTAGAGAAATGCCATATAAAGAAGAAACATTTCACCTTGTTATATTTGATCCACCACATTTATTAAGAGCTGGTGATGAGTCATATTTGAAATTGAAGTATGGACGATTAGGGACAGACTGGAAAGAAGATATAAAGAAAGGGCTAGCGGAATGTTGGAGAGTACTAAAAACGAATGGAACAATGATATTCAAATGGAATGAAGAACAAATAACATTGCCAAAGGTAAAAAAGCTATTACCATGTGAGCCAATTATTGGACAACGCAGAGGGAAAACAATATGGCTAGTGTTTTTCAAGGAATAAGGAGGAACAATGCAAAGAAAGTGTCATAGATGTGATAGGTTATTTACACCAGATAGTCATAGCACATGGTGTCCAGATTGTAGAGCAGGCAAACCAGTAAAGCCTAGAAAGACAAAGGAACAAATAGAGCTAGAGCGCCTTGAACGATTAGAGAAAGCATTTAAATACACAAGATACTGTATACAGTGTGGAAAGAAGTTCTATACAAATGATACACGTAAGGTAATATGCGGTGATTGGGAATGTGAAGAAAAACAAAGATTTGAACTTCGAAGAGCAAGCTGTAGGAAAGGAAAACAAAAATGAGGATACTAAGCATTGGGTTTGGGGATAAAAAGAAAGTAAAGTATGAGAAAGCAAATAATGCTGGTATTACTGAAACATATCAATTAAGTACGGAGGACGATTTCAGACCAGAGATATTAGAACCATATGTAAATGCAAGAGCATTAGTATTTGAAGTGTTTAAAGTGTTTAAGCTATTTGAAGAAGAGTGGATGAAGATTAAATCCATTAGCTTTAAATGGCATAAACAAATGCCTAGAGTTATTACAGAAGTAAAATATGTGCTTTTAATTACTAACAAAAAAGGCGATGAATGTACAATTAGCACTTCATGGCTTCCAGTAGAAGAGGAAACACAAGATAAACTAATTCCATTAGTAGAAGAAATAGAAATGTTTGTAAGAGGTACAAGAGCGCAGGGGAAACTATGGGAAGAAGAATTGGAAGATGATGCGGTTGAGGGTGAAACATTTCACATTAATGATCTAGTACAAGAAGGGGAAGAGAATGATTAAAGACCAATTAATATATGTAG